GTCCCCTTCAGAAGGTTGGCGGCGAACCTACCTTGGACCATCATCCTCTGCTCCCTAATGGGTAGGAGAAACATGGCGTCGGTCAGCGGGACCTGAAGGGCCCGAACCAGATCGTCATACTCCGTCCCGGAAGGGGGCTCGAGTCGATGTTTGTCCAGACAACTAATGAACATCTCTACAATCTGTGCATAAGCATCAAGATAAGGTAGAGCACTCATTAGTTGCACGCCGTCAGCCGAAAAGCGGTCGTCTGTTCCCCACACAAATCTCTTCTGGAGATCCCAAGCGGTCTCTCCTAGAGATAGGCGGGGTTCAGACACAGCCTCCTCAAACAGTTCTCGGATACCCTTCTTAATGATGAGTTTCGATGTTTCATCAGAAAGGAGAGTATCGGCGCGGAGTCGGGCAGACTGATCGCCAAGAAGTTCTACCAGGAACTCCTTGGCTGTCAGAGAGCCGTCCGCATACCTGAGAGCTGTTTGAACCCGGACGGCCTCCTCCTTGGCGAGCCGACAAGCCCGCCTTCGGAAATGAAGCCTCCGGTGAAGGTTGTAAACCGCACCAGGAATCCCAGATCTAGGTTCTAGGTTCCTTCTACGTTCTCCATACAGTGCAGATACCAGAAGAGCAACGCTCTTGTGGGTGTCTACGACTGCAGAGACTGGGAAAGGAGTAATCTCCTCTCCCTGGTGGATATACCGCTTAGCGAATTCCAGAGTCTCATCCGAGACAAGGGTTTTCTCAGCGGAAATAACCACACCTAGGGATTCAATCCTAGCCTTATAGGCCACGGCGAGATCTGGGTCTCCCACCAGGACGTCATCACCAAGGATGACGTACCGGGCGGAAGACCAAGGCACACCCAGCTCCGCGCACGCATCATACATCACATAGTGATGTGCGACGGCGAACGAAGCCCAAGAGGAGTAGGCACCCATTGGGTTACCCGCACCATAACTGAGTTCCCCTTCGGAGGAGGAGAAGGGATAGCCAGTCATGATGTGGACCCAACATTGGACCCACTCCCGGGTGAATGCCCCTCCTAGGACCGTCGCGATGAGACTGATGGGGAACCTATCAGTCGCATCCTTCAGGTCAAAGGAGAAGTATCTCGTCGGGCCCCAAAGGTTAACCTTCGAAACAAAAGACCCTTGATCGAAAGTCACATCCTGG